AAGTATGGAAGTAAACATCAACATTGTTTTCAGCAATCAGATTTTTATTGATGTAGTCGAATCCAAGATTAAACGATCTCAACTGACCAGTCAATAGTAATGCTATCTTCATAGGACGAAGTTCTTTTCCATTCCTTCCACCCGATCATATTGGTGTATGATCGGATAAACTTTGCCATTGATCTTAGGAAGTTCATCTTTCTTCCAAGATGGTTTTTCTATAAGTTTGTCTTGGAACTTGTCAACTCCAGTTACTGCAAGATGCACAACAAAACCATCTGATAGTTTACAGGTGTGTATCTTTTCCGAGAACAAATCTAGTTCCATCAAGATATTAAATGATGATTGATCAGAAACCGACGCTGGATTGTGTATGCACATGGTAAATATCAATAAACACAGTTCAGCAATTGCTTTTGTTTCTCCACATAATATACCAACATTCTTTACTTCTGTGTCCTTATACTCATCAAACACATATCCATATCCCTCTTGGAGATTCCTGAGATTCCATGATTCATTACTATAAAGAATCGACTCGCTACCACAAACAACCTTACAGTTGTTAGCAGTCATCAATGACTGCAACATTGGAAACGGATCTTCATGAAAGTAAACATCTCTGCTATCGGTAAGGATAACATGAGAGTATTTGTCTTTAACCGACATCAAATACTTGTACTGAAGGAGAAATCTAAGATTGTGTGGTGGCTTACCTGCTGTTGAACGGGGATCAAGGTGATACGGAACAACGCCAACTCCATTCTGCAAACAATCTTTTACTAGTTGATCGTTTGGATTTATCAGGAGATTGCAGACATCATGCCCAGTGTTCTTGGCAGATTTATTCCATGTATTAATCTGATTCCAGTTGTACCCGAACGAAGATGATAAGAAAAGTTTTTTCATTTTTTCTCCAATAAGTTCAATATAAATTCTTCAAACATCACATCTCCATTACGGATGTATTTTTCAGATGCGAATCCAGTGAAAGGATCTACTGCCCGCATTTCTTCGAATGATCCATTTTCAGACAGCAAATCAACCATCCTCTGAAGAGATTTGTTTGCAGCATCATTGCTCGAAGAGTCAAAAATATGATATGCCTTGGGATTGAATTCCTCGGTAATGTCGGGTGCGCCCCAGTAGAATGGCACAGCACCAACCATCATACATTCATAGATTTTTTCGGTTATGTATCCTCGCTTCATCTTGTTTTCAAATGCAATTCCATACTTTCTGCCAGCAGTCAAGTTCATCTTGGCATCGAATGACCACCCAATGTTTCCCACATTGTTTGAAACAGCACCACCCGAATCACACAATCCCATAGAACAAAGAATCTTGATTACATCTGTTCTAAGCACATTTGAAGAATTGGAAACGACAGCAGAGTATTTTGGTAGAGGTTTATCCACAAAAAATTTGGATTTCAATTCCTCATATGACGAGCAACCATATCTGAACATATGATCATAATGATATAACGCATACAGAGGAAACCTCAAGTATTGTAAATCTTTAGGCATTTCCTCTGCATGATCAAACCCGATATATGCATCACAACATGGAGTAGTTTTTAAAATATCGTAACTCTCTCCTGTAAAGCATAGTTTTTTACCATCTACTTTGCTCATGTCAGCATAGAATTTACTTCCTGGAATTGGAACCATTATGGAAAAGACGAGATCATAGTTGACAGAAGGATCTATGCCCAGATCAATTTTACAACTTGGATCTATCTTCCTAAGAATTCTGGTAAAAAACGAAGTATTTACATCAAATCCGTTCCAAAGGTTTACAAACGATACCCTCATGGTCATATGCTCACCTTGATCAGTATCCTGTCCTCTGTTTCATTTCTATCAACAACAGAATACTGTGAGGTATTCAAACCTTCACTTTTCCAGTCTAGTTCACCTTTCCACATGGACTGTATTCTCTTCACATTTCCTTCATATGCAACATTGTTCAGTCCACGCGGGTGATCTAGAGATTTGAATATTCCAGGAGACTTACGCTGAACCTTGAGTTCGGCAAGGTGACATCGATAAAGAAGATCATCATCCTCTCCACCCCAACCAACATATCCAACGCTATAGCCATTGATTTTTTTAAAATCTTCCTTTGTGAACATAACAACTCCACCGAAATAGCCTTCATATGGAAGTCCGTAATTAAACTGACTGACAGATATTGCTAAGTGAGTTGGATTTGATTCATAAGAATAATCTGCATTAATAGGAATCATGTCTACATCATGAAATACAAAGTAATCATGAGTCGATTCCGCCTCAAGAAATCCTATGTTTCTCATGAGACCACGATGAAATGTTTTTCCTTGTTCCTGCTCTATAACATAGATGCGATGATCTATTCCCTTTTCTTCCAAGTATTTTCTAATATGTGGAAGAAATATCGATAGGTTTTCCTCACGATCTCTGTAAGGAACCACCACAGCCAATTTATGATCCGCCATACTTGAACTCCTTGGCGACTGCTTCCTCTAGCCGCTTCATCACTTCATCGGTGAAATATTTCTCAGGATTCTCATTGATGTTCTTCTCAAAGGCAGTTGTGCCATCGGGAAGTTCAATGCGAGTGGAGACCTTCTTGAAGATGCCGTGGTTGATTGCAATCTCGACAAGCCCGTAGTACCGATTCAAGCCAGTGTCATAGTTCAACTGAACATCGACCTGCTGATTCTCTTTGGTCAGACGGGACTTGTACAACTTGCAATGGATGATGTTTCCAATCACATCTCCATCCGCATTCTTATCCTTCTTCTTGGAAAGATATACGATGGTGGATGCGGCATACTTCAGACCGCTGCCACCACCCATCTCCTTCGTCGGGACATAGGCACCAACTACATCATAGGTGTGGTTGGTCATCACAAGGGGAATCCTTGCCTTGCCCAACTTCATCGTGAGGACACGGAATGTAGCCTTCACTCCCTGCGCCCTTGTCATGTCACGGACATTCTTGCCCTCGGCTGAATCATTGACTTCCTTCTCGGTGGACAACATTCCAAGAGAGTCGAGGACGATCATCATCGGCTTCCTCTCGCTCTCATCCATCTCAAGAACCTTGTCAACGATGTTCACGCATTGGGTCTTGAACTCCTCAATGGTAGCCACGGGAAACACAGCAACCCTCTTGGCATCCACGCCACGACCTTCAAACATGTCTGAAGTCACGGCTTGCTCGGAGTCAAAGTAAAGAACCATGCCCTCGGGATTGTTCTTGAGGAACTGCGCCACAATCCCAAGGGTGAAATAGGTCTTTCCTGTAGCAGACTCACCCGCAAGGGCGATGATCTTGTTGTCCGCTGCTCCTCCGTACAACGATCCCGAAAGTAGCGCATTGAAAGCATAGGAGCCTGTGTCAACGAATCCCGCGACATCCGCACCTTCGATTCCATCCTCAACGATGCTGGCAAACTTGTTGCCAGATTCCTTCACGATCTGCTTTAGGAAGTTCACTTTACTCTCCTGACAACTTGAGGTTGACTGGCTTGACTCCGCTGTTTGGCATCACAAGACCCGATCCGAATCCCGTGCTGTACTCGTTGGCGATGCCCGTCTCAGGCTCAAGGCAATAGATGATCTTGTCTGCTGCAAGAGTAACAACATCTTCCTTTGCAAGTGGAAGCCAAGGAACAAGAGCGAACTCTCCTGCCTTGACCTGGGCGATCCATGCTGGCTTCTTCAGCGTATAGCCGTCCTTCTCAACGATTGTATCTGCGAGAAGCATTTCACCAGTAGTCAGTCTAAACAACTTCACATTCATTCTACACACTCCTTTTTGTTAGGGTTTCACACACTCTAGCATAGTTATGCTGCTAGTCAACGATAGCAAAATGATTCTGTCAACTTATCCAAACAGGCTTTCAAGCGTGTCAACCTTCTCGTCTGTCCAACCAAGGACTCCAAGAATGGTACGCAGTGGTTCAAGAAATGTCTTCTCAAACTGAAGATCATAGTCGATGAATCCCGACAATCCGAACTCATCGGGAATCTTTCCGCCGAAAGCGATCACCTTCTCTCCGATTGGATTCGGAGTATTCAGATAGATAAACTTCAACTTGTCGCCTTCACGCATCTCCTGATACTTGCCACTCAACTTGTTCTTGCGAATGTGATGGTTGTAGACCAATGCACCCTTCGTGGCAATCGGCGTACCCTTCTTGTAGATGTTGTTGGGATCATAATAATCAGAAAGCCCATTGCATCCTCGGGGGAATGCCACCTTCTCAGCAGGAAGCCCACGGAAATCATTCTTGAACTTGGCAACGAACTCATGCACCGCAGACTCGTCCCCGTTCATGATGACTGAGATAACATTCTTGAGGGCATTGCGGACAACCTCGGGAGTCGATGAGCGGGCAGTTTCGATTCCCATGATCTTCAGTTCTGGCTCCTTGAGATAGACATTCTCCTCACCCATGCGGACATTGAGCATATATCGCTTCTTGGCAGTCCAAATGCCCTTCGATGCAATCGACTCCCGCTTCATCCGCATCTTGTTCTCATAGGCATTCATATGCTCCGCAAGGGAATCATATGACTTGTTTATGATCTTCTGAATGGAATCATTGGAAACCTTGTCGATGAACAGGGTGATCTTCTTGTCATCGGTCTCGTTCGGCATGATCTTGTCGATCAGTGGTCCGAGATTGAGATACACGGAATCTGTGTCGATTGCAATCACATAATCGACATCCGTGCTTCCGATGACCTTGTTGAGATACTTGTTGAGTTCCCTCTCCACCCACTGCACTGACAACTGCCCCGACAGCGTGATGGCTTCAGCGATCTCCTCGTCGTAGTAGCGGAACCATTCGTTGCCGATTGCACCGAATGCGGAGTTCAACTGAATCTTACGCACCAACTGAAAGTTGTGGTACTTGGATATCTGATTCTTCAGAGACTCAATGGCTCCTTTGTCCAAGGAAGCAGAATCGTTCTTGAGCCGCGCCTTAGCCTCAAGCATGAGTTTCTTGTAATGCTTCCTCTGCTCATACATCGTCTCCATGAGTCCAGGGAGAAACCCGCGAACATCCCGTCGATATGTCGTACCATTCGCAGCAAGAACGAGATCGGATCTCTTTGCTTGCTGGATAAATGCCGCGCTATCCTCACCGTTCTTAAGTAGCGACTGCGGTGTGACGCTCCTTCTAGAACCTCCCATTGTCTTAGTCTCGGGCGAGAGGTTGTATTGCATGATGAGATGGGGATATAGAGAGTCGAGGTCGAACGACACAACCCACCTGTGCATGCCGACTTGCGGATCCTTGACATACGCACCTTCAAATGACGCATCCTTCTTTCCTTTCTTCTTGGGGGGAATGACCACCTTCTTCGCATGAAGATGGTGGTAGATGATCTGATCCCAAGTTCGTACTTGGGAGAACACATCCTGCATGTTCACCTTGGCAGAATAGGCAAGGGAGACTGCAAGTTCAAGCAGCCTCAACTTTGCCTCAAGTTTCTGCACAAGGATGGTGTCCTGTATGTTGTACTGAACGAACTTGGTGAAGTCCTTGCGGTAGAAGTCGGCAAAGTTGTCATGCTCGACATATGCCACCTTGGTCTCGCCAAGTTCCACATGGGTGATGTGTCCCAACTTGTAGGACTCGCGCGTGACATAAGTGAACTTCTTGTACAGATCGTAGTAGTCAAGGGTGTTGATTCCCACGATCTCGTATGCCATGTTCTCCCGCCCGTTGATCTCCACCGTCCGTTCCTTCAACTTGCCCCATGGAGAGAACTTCTTCGGGAAGGCTTCACCCAATAGCCTACGCATCCTGTGGACAAGATACGGAATGTCAAAGAACTGAACATTCCATCCCGTCACGATGTCGATGCCAAGGGACTGCCATGTGAGCATGAAGTCACCAAGCATCTGCTCCTCGTTCTCATACAGGTTCACAAGGAAGTCGCCAGGCATCTTGGACTTGTCAACCTTGCCAAGGGCAAATGTATACTTCTTGTGACCGCAGATCAAGGTGATGACATTCACACGCTCGTTTGCCGTGGCAATGTTCGGAAAGCCTTCCTCCGACTCCGTTTCGATGTCGATGTAGGCAATCCGCATCTGATCCATGTCATAATCGATCTCCTTGGGATACTCGTCACCGATGAACTGATAGACATAATCGGTGTTGCCGAATATCGGATAGGAGTTGACATTGGAATACTTGTCCACGAACTCCCGTGCGGAATCGATGTCATCGAACACGATTGGCTCGACATACCTGCCGTCAAGGGTTCTCCAAGTTTGCGATCTCTGACTCAGTACAAATAGAGACGGCTTGAAGGATTCCTCTTCGGTGAACGCCTTGCCGTTCTCGTAGCCACGATGAAGAATGCGATTACCACGAATAGCAACATTGGTGTAGAACTTCATGTAGGTAAGTATACCTCAGCCCATGACTGAGGCAAGGGTATTCGGGATCTCTTCTTTGATTCTATTCTCTGCGATCTTGATGTACTCAGGATTAAGTTCAGTACCGACAAAGTTTCTATTGTTCTCAAGAGCAACAACAGCAGTCGTTCCCGATCCCGTGAATGGATCAAGGACGGTACCGCCTTCGGGACATCCCGCAAGGATGCATGGAAGAATAAGATTCTTTGGGTATACTGCGAAATGCGCTCCCTTGTAGCCCTTGGTATTCACAGTCCAAACGGAACGCTTGTTCTTCATTCCATCATCAGAATAACCTGTCTTGCCATTTCTGCCCATCGCAAGTCCAGCATATCCATGAGTTGAATCAACACCATCCTCAACTTGCTTACCTAATGTACCAAGACCAGTTCTCTCTATTAGTTTCTTCTTTCTCTCAGCCCTACCAAAAGATGCCTCAGCAAGAGGCTCCTTGATAGCCTCATTGTCAAAGTAGTAATGAGACTTCTTTGAGAGCAGGAAGATATATTCATGAGCCTTGGTGCAGCGATCCGTGACTGACTCAGGCATGGGATTCGGCTTGTGCCAGATGATATCCTGACGCAGCCACCAACCATCTGCCTGTAGGGCAAATGCCACGCGCCAAGGAATGCCGATGAGATCCTTGTGCTTCAGCCCCTTCTGATCCCTGCGATTGCCAGGAATGAATGTAGGCATGTCCCTCTGCCCACCGATTGTCTGTGGTGGAGGAGCAACATTCTTCTGAGCCATGTAGGAGTCGCCAAGGTTCAGCCACACAGTGCCATCATCACGAAGACAACGGCGAACCTCGCGGAATACATCAACCATTGCATTGACATACTCCTCGACTTCCTGCTCCGATCCAATCTCACCCTCTCCCCCACCATAGTCCCGAAGACCAAAGTAGGGAGGAGAAGTGACACAGATATGCACTGATCCCGCATCGATCTGCTTGAGGGCTTCACGACAATCTCCTTGGATGATTCTGTAGTCCATATATCCTCAGTATGCAACGCCACGCGCGAAATGATGCTCCTCGAACGACGAGAAGCCAAAGCACTCCCTAGCATAGTCCAAGATTATCTTCTTGTCAAAGTTATTGCAGGAATACACATCCAGCGTGATGAAGTGGGTGGGTTCGATTGAATGGATTTGAATGCCACTTTCAATCAGAGGAACCCACCCACTTACACCAGCCTTTGCGGGATAG